CAACCCGAGTGCCGGTTTGCAGTTTGATCTCAACAGGCATTGTCTTGGCATAAACCGTGAAAGGCAAGCCGACTTCGTACGATGCGGTGCTGGCGCGGTCAAATGTCACAGAGCCGCCACCGCTGACTGTCTCATTTGACTGCGGCACGCCGTCGGTGATCACGTTCAAAGCCTTGCCAATGTGCGGCAAGCCAGTCGCAGTGGACGCGGCAGCTCCAGTGAACGCGCAGTCCGTGAACAGCGAGTCTTGGAACCGCTCCACAAAATACTTGTCGGTGCTGTTGAATGTCCGCTTGGTCACCACGTAGATGTCAGTGACGTCCACGTTGCAGTCCAAGAACCGACCGTCGGTGATGAACTCGGACGGGGCTGTGATCTGCTGGCTGCGCATCACGCTGAATGCGGCCAGCGAGCCGTCTGCGGTGTTTACAGACAGCAACAAGTCGCCCTCGTCGGTACTGGTCGCCCGGCGCAGAGACAGCCGTGTCGGAGTTTTTAGCAAGTGACCAGACAACAGCGAGATGCGCTGCGTCACATAGGTCGCCTGCGTGTCGCTGTAGAGGAACTCGTTGATCGCCTTGCCCTGACGCTGCACATACACAGAGCCAGACTCAATCGACTGCACTCGGGTGCCAGGCTTGATGCCATTGCGCGAGACCGCCTTGAACGCCACCGTTGTCGGCGTGATCGGCTCGGTGCCAGCCTGCGGCACATAGAACTCAGCGCCTGTGGTGAACACTTGCAGGTCTCGGCCACTGATCATGTCCACAATGACGTTCAGTTGGTTGGTCTCAAGCGTGGCCTCAATGGCGTCATCGTCCAAAGACTCTGTCGGCTGAAAGTCAAAGAACTGTCCGATCTTGGACGCCCACACAGTGGCAGGGCGCGACTTGCTGCCTCCAAAATACAGACGGCCTTCGTGGAAGGTCACAGTGCGTGGCCAGCCCTTGCCAGAACTCCACACGTCCTCGTAACCCGACTCAATCTCCCAGTTGCCTTGTGCAATGTTGCTGGTATTGAAAAACGGATACTCGGTCACAGCCTCAACGATTGTGTTGCTTACATATCGCACAATGCGAGCGCGTCCTTGCGGCACTGCGTTGATGTACTGGTTGACGCTGCCGGTTGTGAAAATGCTGTTTTGCGCAGTCAGTGTTACGTTTCCAGACACAGCGCTTGGCGTCAAGTGGCCAGCAGATGGCGTTGTAGTTGTGATTGTGAACGCGTGCTTTGGGATGCTGTCAAAGGTGATTGTTGTTGCCGTCCATGTTGCGTCGGTTGACCCGCGCACGACCTTGACAGGGGCCAAGTCAGGGTGAACCAGAATCAGCGTGTCAGCGCTCTGCGTCCAGCAGATCTCTGCCAGCATGGCGCTTGTCACTGCCGAGATCGACAGGTAGTTGTTGCCGCTGGCGTTAATGTTGGTGATCAGTGCGCCGTCTTTGAAAATGTACATGCGCTGATTGGTGAAGCACAGCATGTAGCTGTCGTCAACGCTGAACTCAAATGGCACAAGCCGCACGCCAGAACTGGCCGCGCTGGGCAGCTCTGTGATGTGCTTTAGCCCTGGGCGGCGACGCAAGCCACCTTGTGGCTGCACAATGACGTTGGTTGCCTTGGCCAACGCGTTGGCATACTGCGCCAAGTCAACACGCGCGCGCAGCAGCGGGTCAAGCTCACCAGTTGTGAAGTTGCTTTGAATGTCAACAAAGCGCGGCATGTTAACCCCTTACCGCGATCAGCGTGAAGTCTTCAATGATGCGGCTTGGCTGGCCTTGGCCGTCGATGTTCATGGCGGTGCGGATGTAACCGCCGCGGCCATTCTCGCCAATCGCGCCAACAGCGATCTGCTGCCAGTATTGAGCGCGGTCTGACTGCTCAGTGATCGGCAGCGCCAAGTGCCACGCCATCATGTACTTGAGCAGCTGCACAAAGTATTGAGGCATGGCGAATTCGCCAACGCTGTACTGGTAATCAATGTAGATCGTGTCCAAGTTGGTCAGCAACTTGTCGCCCTGAATCTCCCAGTCTTTTTGTACTGGCGAGCCGGGTGTTGCGCTTTGGTACACGGCGCGAGGGTTGCCGAGGCGGTCGCCCGGCAGTTGGAATTCGTAACTCCACACCGAGTTTGGCGTGGTAATCAAGCGAGCGAGCTTGACTTTTTTGACGCTGAAGCTCCAAGGGTACATCACCAGCGTGGAGTCGCGCACATCTGGGTACAAACGGTCGCAAACGCTGGACTCATCAGTGCCGTCGTTGAACGACGAAATAGCTTTCGCACCCAACATCAGAAGGGCATCGGAGCAAATTGAAACGCCAGTATCGCCAGCAGCCATGTGAACCTCTCAATGTAAGAAAGGCCAGCCCCCGAAAACTCAGTGGCTGGCCCGTTCTGTTTGACGCCGATTAATCGGTGTCGGTTGCGCTGACGGTTGTGCCGTCGGCGATGTCAACCACGCCAGCTGCGGTCACTTGGTTCACATAAGTGAGAACCAAGCTCGGAGTGGTGGAGTCGTACACAAAGATGATGTCGCCGACAGTCAACAAAGCAGCGATGCTGTTGAAGTAGCCAGCGGTGTTCACCGTTGCTTGGGTATCGGCTGTCTTGTACAAGAACAAACCGGGTGCGTTACCGCGCTTAGATTGACCAATGGCGGTCAGGCCAGACATTGCAAAAGCCATGATTTAGCTCCTTATGCTTCGCGGCAGACAATCGAGACGATGCCTTCTGCGTCGATGGCGATTGCGCCAGCGCTGAAGACTTCGTTAACCAGCCAGCTGGTCTTCTCGGGGATGTAGTTGATTTCGGTGCGCATGCCGATGCCTTCGCCGTAACCGATCGAATCCTTGTGGAATGCGAAGCAGGTACGGTCGTTAGAGCCGTCGATGGCCAAGCCACCTTCGGAGCGGTCGCCCAACACATGGAACTCAAAGCCCAAGAATGTGTTGATCTCACCTTGCACCAAAGCCTTCACGGTGTTGAAGTCGCTGGAAGTCACAGCGGTCTCAGACAACAACGAAGACAAGCCGTTGGCGTGGACGATGATGTGACGACCGTCCATTGGCACGTTGCCCTTGTCGAGCAAGCGCTTGGCTTCACGCAGCTTGGCCACGTTCAGGTTGGTGGTTGTACCGCCAACACTGTTGGCCACAGTCAGCGAAGTGCTGGAACCAGCCAAGGCGTCCAGAATCATCTGGTCTTGGCGACGGCCCATGGCAGTTGCAACCACCTGAACCAGCTCTTGGCGCTCGTCGAAGTTGACTTTGGCTTGGCTGAAAATGTCGCTGTACTCAGCGGCGTTCCAGTCAGCGAGGGTCAACGTGACTTGCGAGAAGCCAACGTTCAAGGGAGTCACATCAGTTTGAGGGACTCGTGGAGTGGCAACGCCACGGCCCACTTTGGGGAATTTAACGGTCGAACCTTCGACGCCACGACGTGCGCGAACCGCACCAACCAGCTCAGCTTTGGCCTGGTAGGCTTGTTTCACCTCTGCGTCGAAGAGCGTGACAAAGGCGTTGGAAAGAGAAACGCTCATTTGATTTACCTCATCGGATTGTTGAACAGGGGTTTGTCGCGCCGGTTAGCCTGTCGCCAGGGCCGAATGCTTGCTGATTACGTCAGCCACTCGTCAGCGTCATCACTGCGGTCAGGGCCGGTTGCCCGGTATGCCTTGGCACAAATTGTAGGGCAATTTGTACAAAACGCAAATATGGGCTTGACAAATAAAAAAACCCCAGCACGAGGCTGGGGTAAGTGGCAACCGCTTTCGCGGGTTCCTCGGAGAAATTATTGGGCGAACTGCTTAAACATGCGCTCGACCTTCTGGCGGTAGGCTGCGTCTGTTTTGTACTTGGGGTCGCCGACCATTTGGTACAGCTCTTCCTTGCTTGGCGCGCCTTCAACCGGCATCGACTCAACAGGGATGCGGCCCTCGTAGGACTCGCGCACCTTCATCAGCGCTCGCATGCCCTTGGCTGTGCCGCCCATAACCTTGAACTCTTCAAAGTCATCAGCGCCCCAGACGCCTTTTTGAACCAGACTTCTGGCCCAGTTCACCATGCCATTGACCACAGCGTTGGCATTCGGCCCCAGCGAGTTTAACTCGGCTTTGACGTCAATCTCAGGCTCTGCCACGCTTTCACCGAGCTTGTTGACCTCTGAGGCCAGCTCGTCAAACGCGGCTTGGCTGATGCCCCACTTCTGAGCCCAGCCAACATACGACTTGGCCAGCGGGTCTTGCTCAATGTCGCCAGCCCATGCGATGGCTTCAGTGTTGTATTTGCCGTCCTCTGGGGCTTTGTGTTTGCCAGAGCTGACGAGCTTGCGCATGTCAGACCAGCTCTTGGCCATCGCCTCCATGTTGGCCTCGCCCTTGTCTTGGTTCCAGAAATTCTCTGGCAGCCAGTCTGGGCGCTCAATCGGAGTGCCGGGGATCTTGCCCGGCTCGGTTGCGTCAGCGGCCTTGTGGTCGATGTCAGCCGCTTGTGGGTTTGCAGCTGCCGCTGCGTTTGGGTCTTCAACGGTCACGCTGTCCAATAGGCCAGCGCCAGCGCCGGGTTGGTCGTTTGTGTCGCTCATAGTTTCCTTGCTTGGTTGATGCGTGCCTCAATGTCCCGAATGACGGTTCTTTGCCCTTCAGCAAAAAACGCATAAGACGGGTCTGTGCCTGGCACTGCGATGGGCACATTCACATACACCGAGCGCATCCAGTCAAGCAATGCCTGGCCATCCTCGGTGCTAAAAACCCGCAGAGTCAGCCGGGCGAGGTCGTCGCGCTTTTGCTCTGCGGCTCTGATGTCGGGGGTCTGCCCCATGTTTTCAAGTTCTTCCCAACTCATTGAGCTGTCCCTGCGTCAGCCTCGGCGTTGGCCACAGCCTGAGCCGCGACCCCTTGTGCAGCAATTTGCTGGGCCTGCTGTGCTTTCAGTTCCTCCATCAGCACAGCGCGCTCAGACGCGTCATTGCGCACCGCAGCCGGGACACCCATCTTGTCGCCGATAAAGTCCACAGCAGCGTCAGACTTGATGGCCAAAGCGCCGTCCTGTCCGAACTGGCCAGAGGCCATCAGCTGGGCGTACTGCACGATGGCGTTGACCTCTTCCATGTTCTGCGCCTGCGCCAGCGGGGCCACGGGCGTGACCTTGACTTCAAGGCCGTTGACGCGCAAAGGCAGGTCGATCAGACCCTTGCTGTCCATGACCTCCAAAATCTTGGACACCAGCGGGATCATGGTTTCGTTGATCAGGCGACCGAAGGCAGAACCCAAGTTCTGGGCCAGTTCTTTCATGCGCTCCACGATTTCGGTGGCCGAGCGCGCGCTCATGTTCTCGGGCGGCAGCGACTCGTCCAGCAAAATGCGCTTGACGTTCTGCACTAAGTCGTTGATCACCAGCTGGGTGACGTTGAAGTCACCAGAGCGAGGAAGCGCTTGCAGGGCTGGGCCTTGTGGGCCGCCATTGCGAGCGACAGGGATCACAGCGCCGGGCGTGATGCGAACCGTGTTGGGGTTCAGCACACCGTCGTCGGCTGCGGTGTACACACCAGCCACGGCCAGCGAGGCGTTCTTGAGCAGCAGCTCTTTGGTCTTGTTCAGGGTCTTGATGTCTGGCAGGGCCGTCATCAGTGGGCCGCGACCGTAGATCTCGCCAGCCACCTTCATGTAGCGCGAGATCACCCACGGGCTCGACTTCATGCGGCGGTAGACGATCTCAGTCTTGCTGGTTTTGTCAATGACGTGGTAGCAGTAGTCGCCGCGCTTGTGGTCGTGGATCACGGCCTCCAGCAGCTCAACGTCGTCCGATGGCTTGTCGGCGATGCGGCGCATCAGCTCGTCACTCAGCTCGGCGTCTGGCCACTGGCGCTGAATGCTCTCGGCCTTCATGCGCATGCGGCGGTAGACGTTGTCCACTTGGCCGTTTGCGCCTTCCTCGTAGCTCACCAAGAACAGCGGCACGGGGATGAAGTTGATCGGGCTCACATCGTCGCCGGGCTGCACCATCATGCAAGCCGTGCCCACGGCCATGTCCAGCAAAAACTCGCCAATGGCGATGTCAAAGTTGGACTGCTTGAGAACAGCAAACATCTTGTCGTTGTACACATCCAAGATCGCCTGCGCTTGTGTGCGTCGGGCATCGGGGATGTCCATGCCAGCCTCCAGCTTGGCCCACTTGCGCTGTGGTGGAAACACAACAGACTGCAAACGGTTGGCAAAGCGCTGGGTGCTGTTGATGGCCGTGGAGTCAAACACGCGCTGCATCTTCTTGGAGCCCGTGCTGCCACCCTCCCAAACGCCATACAGCTGGCGCTGGGGCAAGGCGAACTCGTAGGCGTCTTGATACAGCTGTTGAAACTCGTCCTTCTTGGTCTGCGCCTGCATCTGACGCTTGATGATCTGGTCAGCTGTCAGACGCATGCCGCCTGGGGCATCTTTGTTGTATTGCATGTCAGTCTTCCTTGTCTTGCAGCAAATAGTTGGCAAGCATTAAACGGTCGGCGCGAGACATGGCGGTTTTGCTTTTGAGCTTTGCGGCCATCTCGGCGATCTGTTCTGGCGTCAGATCTTCGTGCATTGGCTCTTGCTTGCCATTTTCTTTTTCACCGTCTTTTTCAATGGAGATTTCAATTTTCATTTCAGTCTTTCATTTTTGCGTTGGCCATCAAGCCGCCTTTGCGGCGCTTGACGCGATCAGCCTCAGACATGGCAATGGCCACGGCCTGCTTTCGGTTTTTGACAACGCCACCACTGCCAGAGTGCAGCGTCCCAGCCTTGTACTCGCCCATCACTGTGGCGATTTTTTTCTGGGCTTTGTCCATTACATGCCGCCCAAACCGGTGCCAGCAGACGAGCCCAACACGCCGACTTCTGGGTTCAGACGGGCGTCAGACAGCAAAGCGCGACGGCCGCCGCGGGTGCGTGCGCGGATCTGCGCAGAGGCGCGCTGGCCAGCAATGCGGCGCTCTTCGTCGGTTTTTGCGGCCAACTCTGCGGCAGCCTTCTCGGCAGTGGCTTTGTCTTCAGCGTACTTGGCCTGCTCTGCGGCCAGTCTTTCCTTGGCGGCAGTTGCAGCGTCTTGCTGCGCCTTGGTCTGCTCTTCCATTTGAGCTTGCACCTTGGCGGCGTTCTCTTGGGCCAGCCGTGTTGCCTCGGCCTGCTGGCGCGAGGCTTCATCCTTGGCAGCGTTGGCGGTTCTTACCGCGTCAATGCCAGCGCCAGCCTTGGCACCTTGAATCGCCCCGGCGGGGCCACCGATCAAAAAGCCAGCGGTGCCGCCAATGATCGTGCCAGCGAGTTTTTTAACAGTCTTGCCCATGTGGAAACCTCACAAAAAGAAAATGGTCACTCTGGTCATCGCCGTATTTGCGCATCAACGACTCAACAGTGAACCCCAGAGCGAAAGCCCACCGCACGGCATTTTTGTCTTCAGAGTGTACGGTCATTTGCAGGCGGTGCAAACCTTCCGATTTCGCGGTGATAGCGATGGCTTTGTTCACAGAGCGGGTCAGCAGCAATGGGTGCTGCCTTGCCAGCTCATGGTCAATCACCGACCACGCCTCGCCAACGCATTTGGACAGCAAAGCGATACCGCACACGCACAAAGCCTTGCCGTCCACCATCAAAACAGGCGATGGCCCGGCCATGGCCTGCTCATGCAGCGCGACGGCGTCTTCGTGGCTCACCAGTCCAGAGTGGAAGTTGACCCAGCTCGCGCCGACCGGCAAGCGCATGCTGGCGTTGAGCAGATCGGCGTTCATCCGAAAATGTCAAAGTCGGTTTGCGCCACGGTTTGCGTTGGTGGCCTGCCGCCGAGCTGGGGCGTGCGGGTCATGCGGTTGTATTCGCCGCCACCCAGCATCAGGTAGCCAAACGAGTCGCCAATGTGCGAGTGTTCGTTCTTGTTGGGCGCATCTCGAAAGCGCTCTTGACCAGCGCCGACCGCAACGCGCTTAAAATGGTACCCGCCGCCGAGGGCTTTGCGGAGGAGCTTGCATTCCCTGTTGACAATGAGCCCCGGCTTGCCCTGAATCAGCCGCATCATGGGGGCTGCAGACGCCTCGCGGCGCACTTTGAAGTCGTTGGACGCTGTCGGCTGCGCGCGCAGGCCCAGTGTCCGCAGAAATTCAAACGCCGTGACCTCATAAATCGCGTCTCGCGCCTGTCCAGCGGGGTCGCCCCACACAAAAACCTGATGATTCGGGTATCTGCTGTTCAACTCGGTCAGCAGTTGGGTGCCGAAACGCTCCAAACCCATGTCAAACGTCACGATTTCTTGGTGAATCACCCACTGGCCGCTCGGCAGGCGTTGGCCGATGGTGGCCGCGGGGGTCAAACCGAAGTCCAGCCCGATCTGAATTGGCACGCTCGGGTCAACCACGGTGTCGCCAGACATGATTGAGTCGTCATATTCGGGCCAGACGGGTCTGCCTTCCTGAACGTAGGTGTACTCGCCACCGGCATAGCAGCGAATCCAGTCCAGCGTCTTGCCCAGCAGCATCTGCGGGTAGTAGCCGGGCGGCAAGTTGCCCAAGTTCTCGGCCTTGGGGTTGATCTTCCACCACTTGGCTGCGGAAAACACGTGGTCGTTGGCCTCCGGGAAGTCGGGCAGGTCTTCGACGTCCACCGGCACCACGCCGCCAGGCTGCTTCCAGAACTTCCACGCATACGGCCCGGTCATCTTTTCATTCTCGGCCATCTTGTGCCACCAGTGGTCGTCGTCCATCGGGTTGGTGTCCATCCAGATGCCGTGCCAAGTGGCCCCGCCGTCGCGCTTTGTGGGGTAGCGGCCAACCCGGTGGGTCAGGCCGTCGATCACAGCCTTGGGCAGCTCGCGCGCCTCGTTGACCCACGCCCCGGTCAGCTCAAGCGACAGCAGCTTGCGCACGTCTTTGGGCTGGTCAAGGGCCAAAAAGATCACCTCGCAGTCAATGCCAGCCGCGCCGTCACGGGCAGGCAGCCGAATGTGGTGGGTGATGGGCGGCGTCCACATCATCGGGCCAAACGTGGACTCGGGGAACAGGTCGAGCCAGGTCTTGATGGTCGTGGTCTTCAGCATGGGGTAGCTGTTTCGCACAATGGCCCAACGGGTGTACCGGATGCCGTCAATGGGCGAGGGCTTTTGCTCCACCGCCTTCTTCATAATCTTGGCCGCGCAGCCGTAGGACTTGCCCGAGCCCACCGGGCCCATGATGCCCTGCACAAATGCGTTGGAGCCGAAGAAGTCATAAATCACCGGCGAGGTGCGAAAGTCCAGATTCAGCCCCGTGGCCGGGATTTCCTTCTGGCTTTTCTCTTTGGTCTTGCTCATGTGTTCTTCTCCTTCAGTTTGGCTTCGGTGTCTTGTGCCACGGTTGCGCCTTGATAGCCCCACGCTTCGTCTTCGGCTTCTTCGCCAACAAATTCAGCATCGCGGCAAGCTGCCCATCCAGCACGCCATGCAACTTCAGTCGCTGCATAGATAGACTCATCCGTAAGCCCAACCCATTGCCGCTGTGCTGCGGGTGGGGTGGTGTAGAGGGGTGTTACTGGGCCTTCAGCCCAATCGCTTGGATCAAAATCGTGAAGAATTCCCCTATACCGCCACGCCACAGGCTCCTGCACAGGTGCTGCGGTCAGGCTGTGGCATTCATGCGGCCCCGGCCCCCAGTCTTCTTGCACAGGTGCTGCGGGTACGCCAGCGCCATCGCAAACAAAACACTCTTGATCCGTACCAATGTCGGGATCACGCACCATGCGCCCGCTTCCGTTGCAATGCCCGCACCACACAGGCTCCCCGCGCTCTGCGCTTTGCACAGGTGCTGCAAGGGCTTGCTTGATGGCGGTGATGGCTTTTTGCCATTTCATCAAACTTGATCTGTCCTCCAACGCCTCCAGCGCCAAGTCCAATGCTTCGTCTTTAGTCATTTTGCCATCTCCGCTTTGTATCGTTCCCAAGCCTGTAGCGACTCCTGAATGTCATCGCCCTTGGCCCACTTCATTTGCACAAACTGCTCAATCAGCTTATTCACCCCAAGCAGTCGTTCATGCGCCTCGGCCTCTTTCTTGTCTTGAAAGAACCGCCCGTCGTCCGTGAGATACCCGCTGACGTTTCTCACAGCAGCCTCCCCGAGCGCATCAGCCTGCACTGCTCACGCATCTCAGCCGTGTAGTCAGGGTGATAGTCAGCTTGCGAGCAGTCAATGCGCTTGCCCTCAGTGCGGGGCGCATACCCCAGCACCAGCACAAGCAGCACCGCCCACAGCCCAACCGCCAAACCGATCTTGAATTTAATCATGGCCGTCGTCCTTCACCCTCACCGAGCCGTCAGGCGCTTGCACCGTGATGCCAATCACGCTCGGCTTGTCTGACTCTTCAGGGTTGTCCAGCAAACCACTGGCCTTGGCCAATATCCGCAACACCCCCACCTTGTCGTACAGCTCAATCTCCAATGTGCTGTTGCCATCCCGGTCAGCCTTGACCTTGATGTTCTTGATCGCCGTCAGCGCATGCTCTGGGATCTGGTGCGAGGGCTTGACCCTCACATTGCCAGCCTCGTCCCAGGTCATGATGTCCGTGATCTTCGTGTTCGCCATGCACAGCAACGCATAGGCCACAGCCTCTTTGTTGCCAGCAAGGGTCGCAGAGCGCTCAAGACGGCGCTCAATCGAGCGCGTCCCACCCCAGCCAGCCACGCTGGGGATTTGAGCCGTAGGCTTACGGGTTGCCATATCGCGCTTTCAGCATGGCATCAGCCATCTTGTAGGCTGACCAAGCCAGCTCTCCTTCTGTGGCGTTGTGATTCATTGCGTCAGGCAAATACGCTTGCATCGCCTTGGCCGCAAAGTAGTCGCGCAGGGACATACCCACATCTGACAGACTGTTTTCGCAACCCAAACGCTCTGCCATTTCAGGGTGAACAGGAAACGCTGGGCCACCTGATGTTTTGTCAGTCATGGCAGTCTCCATCAAAAAGGAATATCCGAGTCGTCGTCAGCAATGTACGCATTGCCCTTGGCCGCATTGTGCGCGTCAAGCGGTGCCACCGCCGGTTTGCCAGCACCTTGCACCGGATTACCAATCTGCAGCGAGATCCACTTCTCCCCAGCTGTCGTCGCCTTCGTCCAGCCACTGATCCAGTGAGTCGTGCCATCAGGCAACATGATCTTGCCCTTCACATCCGGGTCTTTTTTGTCAGGGCGCTTGTCATTGTTCTTAAAAAGCGAACCGCTGCTTGGTCTCATTTCGTATGCCATAAAAATCCTTTCGATTGGCAAGTTTACAAATTAGCCGAATTGGCTGGGTTAAATCTTGTTTTCATCCAAACGGTGGTCACCACACCAATCGGTCATATACACCACCGGGTAGCCACCCATCGTCGGGGCATGACGGCGGCAGCGGCCAATCTGAGCGGGGGCAGGCGCATAGCCACCAATCACACCCTGGGCAGCAGCAGCCGGCTGCTTGGCCACATACCAGATGCAGGTCTGGCAGCGCATGCCAGAGGAGCGATGCACCCAAGGATCAGCAGCTTTGTCAACACTGATACGGCGCTTGGCGTTCTCTTCGTTCATCTCGGCCTTAGTCATCTCTCGGTACTGGCCAGCTTGGTTTTGTTCAATCATGGGGTTAACCCTTTCTGTGGAAAAAGTGGGGAAAAGTTTTGGGGAACCCCCACCAGCGCACCGGTAGGGGGGAGGGGGAAAGGGGTCGCGTTCCGGGCGCGTCGTCGGGCGTGTGTCGCGTGATCGCGCGCCTGGGCGCATATGGTTGGCGGTCGGCTCCTTGGGGACACGTCGCGGTAGCCCCCTCGGTTTGTACAGAACCCATACGTTCGTCTGCGATCTGGACAGGATGGATTACAGGCTCTACAAGGCGTTGAATGCTGTGGCCGCTACGATGCCCTTGGCTGCAGCTGATCAGTGCCTTGCTGGCCCGATTAGGTGCCTTCCTGATGCCTTGGATCATTTGGCATCCCGGTGCAGTTGTCGGATGCTGTCAGCCAGCACCCGGCTTGACGGCTTCAGACCCTCAGCTGCGAACAGCGGCAGCAGTGTTGCCAGCGCGTCTTCAACTTGTTCCGGTTTCAATCCTGAATCAATCAACAAATCGAAATCAGAAACTTCAAGGTTGTTTAAACTTGTATTTAATTTATTAGTTACTTGTTTATCTATTACCTTTAACTCCTTATCTATATGTTCTTTAGGTGTTCTAACAACCTCAGAGGTTGTGAGTATGGTTGTTAATGGAGAGCCTTGAGGTTGTGAATGTGAGCCCTCTACATGTACAACCTCTGGGGTTGTGAGTGTAGAAGAGTTGTCCACTGGCTTGTCCACAGACTTTGAGCGCTTGGCTCTTGCCTTTTGCATGGCCTCTTTGACCTCTTTGACTGCTCTGGTGTCGCCTTTTGCTGGCATTGAATACTCCTTCTTGGGTGGTTGTTTGAGCGCCTCTCTGACGAGCTTGGCGATCCTTGCTTGACCCTCACGGTCAATCTGCTCTGACGCCTGTCGCTCTTGCTCCTCGCGGATGGCTGGCGGTCTGGTGTCTTCCTTGTTGCTGGTCATGGCGATGGCGTCTTCTGCTGAGATTGTGGGGTCAAAGACAACGCGCAGGGTGTTGCCTCTGACGCCTCTGAAGCCCTTGGAGATGATCTGCACATAGCCCGTCTTCTGCAGCTTGAGCAGCTGCTTGCCGATGGCTTGCTGGCTCACGCCCATGTCTTTGGCGAGCTTGGCTTGGCCAACCCATGTGAGCCCTGCTCGGTTGCAATAGCTGCACAGAATGGCCAGCGTCCTAAACATGCCGTCGGTGAGTGTCCGGTCGCTGATGGCTCGGATCGGCAGCACGGCCACCTTGCGCTGGTCTGGCGGCGCGTCCTTCTCCTTGATGCGCGGCTTCTTGGGCAGCGCAAATGGCACGATGTTGTCAGGCACAGCGCTCATGCTTGGCCACCTGTCTCATGTACTGCCGAACGCGCTCCTCGGCTCCCTTGCCATTGCGCTTGTCCATTGTGGCCAGGTGCCTGTCCACCAGCTGCTTGTCCTTGGTGACTTCCCAAGTGGTCAGCAGCTCGCGTGCGTGTCCCATCAAGATGATGGTCATGTCGGGCTCCAGCGGCCCTGTGTGCTTTGGATACCATGGCTTGAACGGTCTCTTCATTTGCCTTGCTCGCGCTTGGCCTGCAGCTGCAGCTCTTTGGCCAGCACCTTGCGGCCGAGCTCGGTGACCCGACTGTTGGCCTCGACCAAGCCACGGCGGCGCAGAGACCAGTAGGTATTCCAGCTGCCCGGCTTGTCGTTGTACTGCTTGAACTTCCATCCAATGGCAAAGTGCTTGAGCATAAAGACCTGGTGATGCGTGAGGCTCATGCGTAGCCGTCCATGATGAATTTGCTCTTGGCCTCCTCCAGCGCACCAATGACCATGAGTCGGTCGGATGCGGTGGAGCTCTTGATCTTGAACTGACCCTTGTCCTTCCAAAAACACAGCACGATCACGGTGTCTGGCTGCTCGTCGATGGCTTCGTTCAGGACGATCTTGGCCTGCACTTTGTGGTGGTCAGGAATGGTTGCTGTCTTGAGCTTGCTCATGTGTTTGTTCTCCGTCTGTCTTGTTGTTGCTCCCAGCTGTAGCGCCGCCAAGTTGTGACTTCGCAGTCACCACCCCAAATTTTCATGCCAGTGACGGCATGTTGCCGGGTTCTTGCCTTTCGCATTGCCTTCATGTAGATCTGCCTGACGCGCTCTTTGGTAACGCCAAGCTCTTGCCCGGCCTCTTCCAAGGTTGCCCCGTCCATCACAAGCATTTGCACAACCAAATCCTCGCGGTCGGTAAAGCAAAAAGCTTTAAGCAGCTTGACGACCAGATCGCGCTGCTCGACCTGCTCCATGTCGGACTGCAGCTCAAAAGACCAGCGATGGCGTGGCAGCTCTGGCAGCTCGTCGTCCCGGCTGTACCAGATGCGCTTGACCTCGCTGGGCAGCGAGGCTGTCTGCAGCTTGCCGTAGTATGGTGATGCAAAGCCGCTCATGCGATGGCCCTCGCCTTCTTGGCCGCGATGGTCTTCTGCACCAGCTTGATCGCGTCGTCCAGCTCGGCGATGTTGCAAGTGTCCAGCTGCTGGTCGTGAATGTCCATGCCGACGTTCATGGCCTGCATCTCTGGGCCGGTGAACCGAAACACACCCTTGGCCAGCGAGCGCTTGCCCATGGCGTGCAGCGCGTCCTGTGCCGCCCTGATCTCTGCCGACAGATGCGCACCCAGCTTGTCGGGGTTCACAATGGCCAAGCCCTCGGCCATGTTCATGGCTGCGATCAGCAGGTCAACGCTGTCTCTGTTGGCGTCTCCGCTGGTCATGTCAAACATGGCTTGGTGGTTCTTGATTTTCAAGCCCACAGCATGCTCGTTCTCGCGCATGGGCTGAAAGCCTCCAAGAACCCACTGCACGGGGTTGGCCAGCACTGGGCGTGGCTTGTACTTGCTGCGCTTTCTCATGCTTGTCCCCTTGCTCGGATGGCGGTGGTAAGCGAAAAAGCCATAGCTTTCATGGCGTTTGCCGCCTCTCCGTCAAAGTCTTCTTCTTGCCTGTCAAACTCTTTGAATGGGGCTTCCATCACAAGGTCATAAATGGCTTTGCGCTCGTCAGCACGAACAAGGGCTTCAAAGCGTTCAAGGCACCCAAACTCGCCATTGCAAGTGCAGTCCCTGATGCCAGCCTCCCGCGCCATGCGGATGATGTCTTCTCTGGTCATTTCTTTTGCTCCTTGTGGTTGCGCCGAAGCCAGCAGCTGGCGCAGTACCAACGGCTCTGGCCCATCTGTACGCCACCCTCTGGCGGCTGCCTGATCTCGCACTTGTCGCAGAACCGCAGTGGCTGTGCGTTGCGCGGCGTCCCGGTCAAACTGATTGGCTTCACTTCAATACC